AGAAGTAAAAGATACAAAGTTTAATAAAGAATGGTATGAAAAGAGAATACTCAATTTAGAAAGTAAATTGCATAGTATGGAACAAAGAGTTAAATCAGAAATAAATGTATCAGATAGATTACATANAGATGTATTAGAATATCTTAAAAGTAAAGTATCAGATGAATTANATTATCAAATAGAAGGAATTTTTATTGATGCAAATTTTAAAGGTAGTTAATATGGAAAACAAATACGCACCATTCAATCAGGTAGAGTTTGAATCAATGCAAACTGATTTAGAATCAGTAGGTGCTTATCTACCTGAAGATAAGTTAAATATCTTTTGGGAAAGATGTACACGAATTAGAGGTAAGGGTGAACCACGACCATGCAGTTGTGGGAGTGCCGGTCCTCTATGGGGAAAGTGTGTAGAAGATATTAGAAACTTTGTAAATGCACGAAAGTAAATTAACTTTAGAGCAAATATTAAAAGAGAACAACAGGAGATTAGATATACTATGTAAAACTAAACACACCTGGTTGCTTAAAGCAGCATACAACATAACGAAGAATGCAGATGTATCAGATGATTTAGTTTCTGAACTTTATTTATATATTGCGGAGAGGGGTAATCAAAATATATGGTATGGTACGAACGAATTCAATATGATGTATCTGCATTCTTATTTGCGTACACGTTGGATAAACCTAATTAAGAAAGCATCTAAAACTGAAAGGATATCAGATGATTGGGATACCGTTGATGAGGAGTATGATATAGATTTAGATGAGAAGATACAATCTACCTACGATGAAGTAGTAGATGAGATACAACAATTACAAAAAACAAAGATGTGGGGTTCAGCAAGGTTAGCAGAGTTATACCTGTTTAACGATGAGATGACGTTGGACAAACTATCTAAAGAGATTGGTATTAGTAAGAGTACTTCCTTTTTAAATGTGAGGAAGATTAAGCAACATATAAGAAACACCAAAGTAAATCCTTTTAGATGAAATCGGTAATCCATATCCGTAAGAGAGTTGGTTGGGATAAAGCATACATTGATTTAGATACAAAGAAATCCCAATCAGGTGTTAAAGNANATGGTATTAAGTACTCACAATTTAATGCAGAGTTATGTGAGGAGATTATAAATCAATGGAGTAATAAAGGAGATATCATTGTAGACCCATTTGCAGGTTGGGGAACTAGAGCAGTAGTAACTGAAACATTAGGTAGAAGATATGAGGGTTATGAGATATCACCTAACACATACAATAGAATAACACAACANACATTAGGGTTAGGGTTNAGACCTAACATTATATTAGGAGATGGGGTAAGCATGATAGATACACCAAACGATTATGCAGATATGATATTAACATGTCCACCATATCACACATTGGAATACTATGAGATAACACCAAACCAATTNACNGATATACCAAAGTATAAGAACTTCATCCTTAAAATAGAGGAGTGTATCCGTAATTGTTGGAGAGTATTAAAAGAAGACCGATACGCATGTTGGGTAGTTGGTGATTTTAGAAGTGAAGCAAAATGGAAAGGGTTTATTAATTATCACGGAGATATCATAGAAGGATTTAAGAAAGCTGGGTTTAAGCATTGGGATACAATCATATTATACAACCCATCACCACTAACACCTATCGTAGAAAGTAATGCTAACAAATGGAAGTATTCTGCTAAAGTGCATGAGTACCTATTAGTATTTAAGAAGGTATCATAGAAATAGGTTACAACCTAATTTTAAGGTAGCATGCTTCAACGATAAATACAAATGTGAGGTAGTGTGTTAAATTATAGAGAAAGGGTTTAAAAAACGAAGTATAACGATTATGGCAAAGTTTGAAAAAGGAAACAAAATAGCAACAGGGAGACCTGCAGGAGCACTCAACCGAAGTACGGAGGAGATGAAACTTACAATCGCACGTGCTACAAACAATGTGCTATCCACCATTAATAAAGATTTGGAGGAGATAAAGAAGAAGAACCCAGAGAAAGCAATGGAGTTAGCATTTAAACTATTAGAATATGTTATGCCGAAACTCAGTAGAACGGAGATGAGTGGAGAGATAAACCAAAAGATTCAGCAGATATCAGTAAACATAACGCAAAAGAGTGTAGATAATGCATCTTAACATTGATAGCACTAAAACGTATAGCAATCAGAACGATAGTACACATAGAGTAACAATACATTATGGTGGAACTAGAAGTGGTAAGAGTTATGCTTTACTACAATGGTGTATCGTACAAGCTCTCACAGGTAAGCATAACATAACGATTGTGCGTAAAACAGTCCCATCACTTAAGAGAACGATTTTAAAAGATTATAAAGATGTGATGAGTGCATTAGGATTATGGGAGGATAGTTCGTTTAATAGCACTGATAGAGTATATGAGTTCCAAAGTGGGAGTACTATACAATTTATATCTACGGATGATGCGGAGAAGCTGAGAGGATTAAAGAGTAGCATCTTATGGTTGGAGGAAGCAAATGAGATAGATAGTGAGAGTTACTTCCAGCTACAAATTAGAACTACTCAAACAATTATATTTCCCTCAACCCAACCATCAGCCCCTTCCATTGGATAAGAGGATTAGAAGCACAACAATACTTTACCACATATAAGGATAACCCATACCTAGAACAATCAGTAGTAGAAGCAATTAAGGACCTACAACACACCAACCCTAAAGCATGGAAAACTTATGGGTTAGGAGAGTTCACAACCAATGAGAGAGCAGTGTTCCAATTTAACTTAGTTGATTGGGTACCTGATGATGCAGAGTTTGTGTGTTGGGGATTTGATGCAGGATATAGTGCTGACCCTTCCGCAATGGTAGCAATATACAAATGGGGTTCAAAGGATTTATATTTTGTGGAAAGCTTATATGAGAAGGGTATGGTAACGGATGATTTGATTAAACACTTCAAAGGTTGTGTGAGTGGCAGAGAGGAGATATGGTGTGATAGTGCCGAACCCCGCTTAATAGAAGAACTACATAGAGCAGGGTTTAATACGAAACCTGTTGTTAAGGGTAAGGATAGTATTAACTTTGGAATACAGGTTATGCAGAACTACACACTCAACATACCTAAAACATGCAACAACTTAGTGAATGAGTTTTATTCATACCAATGGGGAGTAGATAAACACCAACACGTAACTGATAAACCAGAAGGTGGGTTAGACCATCTTATTGATGCAGCACGTTATGGATGTATGATGAAGTTAAGTAATGTGGCAACAGCAAAAGGAAAATACGTTATAACAATAAGATAATAATATGGAAACAAACTACCTACAAATCGGAGAAGCACAAATAGATGAGAAGGGTGTAATGGAGATGGCAGCATACATTGCTCACTTAGAGAAAGAGCAAACTAAACTATTGGAAGAACTAACACAATCTAAAGCATTCCTATCTGCTACCATACACCAAAGAGCATCTGCGGAGAGTAAGGTGAGAGAACTACAATACCGATTAGATAATAAGGTGGTGATTGATATAACATCTAAACCTACAATTAAATCAGCATTTGATACAATAGAGTTAATTAACCCAGAACAATATAGAGAGAAACAAAACCAAAGATAATATGAAACAAACAATTCAAATTACAGTACCCACCGATTGGAGTGCTATAACATTAGAGAAATACCTTAAACTACATAACGATTTAAAATCCTATGAGGGAATAGATGCTGCTCAAACCGCACTCCTATTTTACCACCTATGCGATTTACCTAACGATTATCTTATGGGTTTAGATGTAGATACCTTCACAAAGATTAAAGGGGATTTAGAGGGGTTTATGCAACGTACTGACCTACCCATGCAGAAGATAATAAAGATAGATGGTAAGGAGTATGGATTAGAACCTAACTTGAGTAAGATTGCTTATGGTGCTTACTTAGATATAGCAAAATACGAAACCTTTCAGATAGATAACAACTGGGCGAAGGTGATGAGTATCTTATATCGTCCTATCACAAAGAGAGTGGGTGATTTATATGAGATAGAGAAGTACAATGGTAACATAGATGGAGATAAGTTTTTAGGATTAGGTATGGATATCCACTTCGGTGCATTGTTTTTTTTTGTGCATTTATTAGAAGAATTACCGAGTTTTATCCTGAAATCTTTGAAGGATACACCGGGGATACCTCCCAACATCAAATCAACTTTGGAAAAAAGTGGAGAAGCTATAGCTCAGTTATACAGTTAGCTAAAGGAGATATCCGTGCAATAGAGGATGTGGTTCAACTACCATTAGAAACATGCTTACTATTCCTAGCGCATGATAGTGATTTCAATAGGTTACAAACACTTATGCATAACGAAATGTTAGCAAAAGTAAAATAATCAACTACATTTAGGTTATTGATTGTTAAAATAGTAAATAAATAAATAAATGCCAAACCCATCTTATTTAGCAAGATTCGTAGCAACATCAGGTGTTTACATAGGACCTACACAGGGTAAATCATCACCAAAGAATAATAGGAGAGCATGCTTATGCATTCACTCCAATACATACTCACGTAAGTGTTGTAATGGTGCATTATTAGAGCAAGGTATAGGTTCTACCGAAGTTCCGTATTCACAAACACAAAATCAATAAAATTAGTTTAGCATGGCTATATTAAATAAAACACAATTAGAGGCTGTCAATCAGGCAGATTTCCCAGATAACTCAACGGGTTTAATTACTCCTGCTTTATTAAGAGAATTTAATACTGATATGATTGATAGTATGGCAATCACCGGTTCAGCTGCTAGTGGTACATCAGGTAC